CTCAATTAGTGGAACTACAGGTAATCCATCTAACACAGGAACAAACACACAAGGTTCTTCTGCAACAAATGCAAATCTTCCACCATATTATTCTCTTTGTTATATTGTAAAGCATACTGCAACTAGTGGTAGTGGTGGTGGATCATCTACTACCATAATTTCTCCTGTAGCATATGCTGTTGTCGGAACTAACTCTGCTGGTAGTGGTACTGGTATGAGTTGGGGTGCTTATGATAGCAGCACTGGTCAAGTGGTATTCACCTTTGACACTGCCCAACCAGATACAGATTACTATGTTCACACTAATAGAGAACAATTTGCTACTCATAATATAGAGGTTCTTTCTAAGTCAACCACAGGATTTACAACAAAGTGGACTAACTCCGATGTTTCTTTTCTACCACCTGGTACATTTAAAGGTGTTCTTATAGTTTATGCTTCTACACCCACAAAAACTGTTGGTGGTGGCGGTGGTGGTAGTAATAGTGGTATTACAACTGCAAACATAAATGCTGATACTCTGAATGTCTCTGGTATTTCTACATTTGCTGGTATTACTACAGTTACTGGACAGACACTCTTTTCAAATCAATTAAGTGTTTCTGGTATTTCTACATATAATGGATTAGTACATGTTTCGGGTAATAATAAGTTAAATCTTGGAAATTTAAACGACTTATATCTTCAGTGGGAAGAAAACAGTCAGAGTGCTACTCTTCAGGCATCTGCTATTGGAAATTTATATTTTTCTAATATTTCTAACGGTGGTATTTTCTTAAATGCAGGATCAGGTAATCAGTCTGGTGTTCACTTATATCCTTCAGATAGAGTTGAATTGCGTCATGCTGCTACTAAGAGATTAGAAACCACCTCTGAGGGAGTTCAAGTAACTGGTACACTAGCGGCAGATGTAAATGTTGTTGGAACATTTACATTCACTGCAAACGGATCTAGCAATTACATATATACTGGCACTGGATATCCAGGAACATGGACTGATAATAATATAATGTATCTCCATCTTGGTCTTACCTATAAGTTTATAAATGCTACTGGATCTGCACATCCATTGGAGTTTACTGATAATACTGGAAATTATCCCAATAATGGATATAATGATGGGTGGATTACTGGATCTAAAACTGGAGTCCAATATGTGACAATTCCTTATGTCCAGGGAGGAAATTATATAATGAATTATAGATGTACCCTACACCCTAATAATATGGGCGGACAAATTCAAATCGTTTCATAAATAACTAAAAACATCCGATGGCAATAAATTTTCCCAACAATCCTAGTAATGGAGATACCCATACTTTTAATGGGATAACTTGGACTTGGGATGGAGCTACCTGGTCTGCCACTATCCAGCAAAGTGGAGGTGGAGGGGGAGGTGCTTCAGTTACTGTCAGTGATGATCCTCCAAGTTCACCTGTTCCTGCTCAGGGAGATTTGTGGTGGGAAAGTGATGAAGGTATTTTAAAAGTATATTATAAAGATGGAAGTTCAGATCAATGGGTTGATGCAGTTCCTGGTAATGGTGCTCCAGGACCAATTGGTCTAACTGGTCCAACTGGTCCTGTAGGACCTACAGGTCCTGCTGGTAATCCATCATCAGTTGCTGGTCCTACAGGTCCTGATGGTCCTCCTGGACCTGATGGACCACCAGGTCCTGCTGGAACTGATGGAACTGACGGATCTCCTGGTCCTGCTGGTCCTCCTGGTCCTTCAGGTGGTGGTAGTGGAGGAACTACTAATACTGGATCCTGGACTGTTTCTACTGGTGTAAATGAAGTTATAGATACTAGAAACACCAGTACTTCAATAGCAGATTATATTCTCTTCTTTGACCATAGTTCAGGTAAACAAACACAGAAAGTTACTGTGTTAAATAATGGAACGACTGCATATGCTCAAGAGTATGCAGTTGCATTTGAGTCTAATCCTATAGTATCTGTTGGTGCTTCTATTTTTGGTGGCAATTTAACACTCCATGCCATACCAGAAAATGGAATTACTGGCACTATTTCCTATAAATATACAGTAAATGATATAACATGATAAGCACATCTTTAGATCCAAATACTGGTAGAGTCTTAGTCGATATTCCCGATGAGCCACAACCATATGTTGTTATGGTTAAGGATGCTTCAGATTGGCAAGAAGTTCATGATTATATTATTAATGAAAATGAAATAGATAATATTCCTAATAGGAGAATTGATTGTACTTCTGAGATGAGGTCTTCTCCTAAGAGATCTGTATATGTAATATCTCCAGCAGAAGCAGAAGTATTAAAAGGACATCCTAAAATTCATGGTGTAGAGAGATCTACTTTGTTCAATGAGTATGAACTAGAGCAAAGAAAATTAGATGAGGAATTTGATCCACATCTATTCACTGATAGATTCATCTATACTAATAATATGAATAATGTCAGAAGAAGTGGTAATTCTTCTGGCGATCATACTTCTATAACTATTAATAGTGAACCTCATTTAACATTTACTCAGTGGGGTTTACTAAGACATTCTAAAAAGAGTAATGTTTATGGAAGCAGTACTCAACTAACTAGTGAGCATCAATACACATTGACTGGAAAGCATGTTGATGTTGTTATTATGGATACTGGGGTTAGATGGGATCATCCAGAATTTTTAAAACCAGGTCATTACACTGTTCCAGATAATTTAAACTGTGAGGATTATACGAGAGTAAGAGATATTTTAATTCATGGTGCATCTGAATATGGTATCAATTGGTCCAATGAAGGTCTAACTGCTGCTGGATCTGGATCTCTGTCAAATTATAATGTTTATGGTGCTCTCCATCATAGGAGTAATGGTAGTGCTAGTGGTAGTTTTAAGTCTTATCATGGTTCTCACTGTGCTGGAACTGCTGCTGGTAATACTTTCGGTCATGCTTTTGAGGCAAACATATGGAGTATTGCTTGTGTTGATAGATCTGATCTGGGGTGGAGTGAACCATCAGATGGATTTGATTATATTAAAGTCTGGCATAAGAACAAACCAATCAACCCCGAAACTGGTAGAAAAAATCCAACTGTTGTAAATTGTAGTTGGGGGCATAGACAATTTATTCGCAGTGATTTGAGTCGTGGTGGTACTTTTAGGGGATCTTCTTTTGATGAAAATACTATTTCTTCGACGAATGCTCCTGCAGTTTATTATATGAATCAATTGTCTAGTACATACGATGAGTGGACTTCCGAGAAGACTACCATCGGTGGACAATCTCAAGCGAATGAAGTATTTGATGATCCAGATTGTAAGGATATTATTTGGTGTTTTGCTGCTGGTAATTCATCTGATAAGCAAGATATTCCTAATGGTGTAGATTATGACAATGAATTCACTTCAGGAACTTTTTATTATAGTGAGAGTACTTACAGTTCAAATTTCAATAGATCTGGTACTCCTGCTATAACGCATCAAGGACTTCCAGACGCTGGTATTGTAGTTGGATCTATTGATTCTACAAGACAATCTGGATCTCAAGAAAGATGCTCAAGTTTTAGTAATAGAGGACCTGCAATTACTGTTTGGGCTGCAGGATCTAATATCCTAAGTCCATATGGATCTGGAACTTTTGATCCTAGAGACAGTACCAATACTCATAGAAATTATGCTATCAGTGGAACTAGTATGGCAACGCCTCAAGTTTGTGGTGTAATGGCTCTTTATAAAGAATCTCAACCACTATCTACTAGAGAGGATGCTAGAAAATGGTTATTGACACATGGTTCACTTGATGTATCCGATACTGAATATTATGATCCATATACTAGTAATAGTGGAACGGATTCAAATTATTGGAGTAACTCTTATAGTTTGAAGTCCTCAACACATAGAATACTGTACAATCCATTTTCTAATAATGGTACAGTTAGACTAAGTGGATTCTGATAAATAAAATATACGGTTAACTCGCTTTAAAATTAATGGGAAGATTTGTAGGAAATACACCTAACCATATGAGTGTTGGTGGTGCTGGTGGTGGTAATGGTACTATCGTGCAAACCAGTGCATTTGATAGAGTTACTGGTCTTACTACCTATAGTATTAACAATAATGTTGGTATTGTAACTTTAGGTGACAATAAGTACACGGAAATACAATATAATAATGTAGGTCTTATAACTGGATATAACGAGATTATAGGTAACACTGAGAAGGGATGGGTTCTAACCTATGATTCTGTTGGAATCGTCTCTACTATTGTTGATAGAGGATCATTGCACCCAGTAGGTGCTGGTGCTAGTGCTACTGGTGAAGGCGGCGGCGGTGGCGGCGGTGGTGGTGAAGCTCCTAGTTCAGATCCAGCATATGCAGAATTCTATTCACCAGGAGCAACTACATGGACTGCTCCAGCT